GCAAGAATAGAGCTTGGTTTAGATCCAGATGTTGATGAAGAAAATTTGTTTCCATCAATACAAGGTAGAGTTCAAATTGATATAGCTCAAGCTCAAGCTCAAATGTCAGGACAAAATACCCCAACTAAAGCTACTGATGTTAAAAAAGATGGGGACAAACAAGCTTCTGCTCGTAAGGGTCAAAGAAATCTTCCTTCAAATAGAAGAGGAACTGGTAACTCAGTAAGACCAGCAAATCAAAATGGAAGAAATAATTCTCCAAACATTAGAAGATCTGATATGTCTTGGTTATCAGCAATTGAAAATGCGCTAGAAAAAGACTATAATGTAGTGTATACTAATGAAGACCAAAATCCAATTGAAAATTTAATTAAGGAAAAAAACACCAATGAGTTTAATGATTAATTCTGAAATTTCAAAACAATTTCTTCTTGAAGAAGATGCAATTGAAGGCTTTAGAAAAGCTGTAGCAAATAACCAAATAAGACTTGCATTACAGATTCTTGTTGAAATAGTTGATGCCTTTATGGAAGGCTTTGAGGTTCTGATGGAAGAATCAGAAGAAGAACCAGTACAAGAAGTAGTTCAAAATAAAGAACAAAAAATAGATTCACCAGCAGAACCTACATCTAAAAAAGATGAAAAAGAACCCACAAAACCAGTAGCAAAAAAAGAAACAAAAACAACCGAATAAAAAATGAAACTTATTATAGGATGTCCAATCTACAAAAGAGATTGGATTTTATCTCATTGGATTAGATGTATACTAAAACAATCATTAGATATTTCTAATATTGGTTTTGTTTTTGAGACTGCTCCTGACGATATTCCTACAACCAAAGCGCTACACGCTTGGAAAAAAATTGATCCAAGAATTCCTTTGTTCATAATTAATGAAAGACAAGACATTAATCACTATGAACATAAAAATAATGGAAGACAATGGACACTATCCAAGTATCATAATATGATTTCTTTAAGAAATTCTGTTCTCCAAACAGTTAGAGAATATCAACCAGATTATTATTTAAGTTTAGATTCAGATATACTTTTGGAAAATCCCAATACAATAGAATTATTAATAGCACATATTAAAACGGGAGCTGATGCAGTTTCTCCGCTTATGTACATGACTCCGGTCGGTAAACAGTTTCCTAGCGTTATGAGCTGGAAAGATGAAATCGGAGAAATAGCATACAGAGAGGACTCATATCCGCTTGGATCTTTTTTTAAATCAGATATAATAATGGCAGCAAAAATGATGTCCAAAGATGTTTATAATAATGTAGACTATGTATTCCATCAACAGGGAGAAGACCTAGGTTGGTCTGCTAATGCAACCAAAAATGGGTTTTCTCTTTTCAGCGCTTCATATATCTATGCTCCTCATATTATGTCTCCAATACATTTAGAAGAATATAAACACAATGGTGATAAAAGAAGTTCTGAATCTTTGGAAAACCTACTAAAACTCTGATATAATTGTATAAAATTGTTTAATGTTATAAAAACAAATTACTATACGTATAGTTCTTAAAAATGGAGATATAAATGGCCTTTGATTTCGTTGAAACCTTTATGGTTCAACTCCCGGATTTTTCTGGTGTAGATTTTAATTTTTCTGAATCAGAAAATTTAAATAAAGGTTTGATTATTGAAATAGCTGCAATCCACGAACGGATTAACAGCTAATTACAACAATTATTCAGCTCAGGCATTAGAAAACGCCCTGCAATCATGGGTTGAACCATACCCTAAGCCAATTATCCTTAATCATGACTTAAACTCTGAGCCAATTGGCAGAGTTATGGCAGCAAAGATGGATAAAGAAGAGGACGGATCCTCATTTGTTAGGCTGCAGGTTGCGATCACAGATCCTAGCGCAATACAAAAAGTTTTAGATAAGAGGTATTTAACCGGCTCAGTCGGCGGTAGAGCTGGTAAAGCGATATGCTCAATTACTGGAGAAGATTTAGCCGCAGAGTCACAAGACGGCAGACCAAAATTAGTTAAGTTTAAAAGAGGTCAAGTTTACAAGGGTAAATTAGCTTTTGTAGATATGCAAGATATATCTTTTAAAGAATATTCTTTTGTTAATCAACCAGCAGATTCTAAGTCTGGTGTAAGAAAAGCCGGAAATAAAGATGTTAAGGTTCAAAACTCATCAAATGACTGGGTGGCAAAGAGTTCAGCTTTTGTTTTAAGTATGAACGAAGAAGATATTTACTCAGTTGAAGAACACAAATCAATATTAAAAGGGCTTAAATCTAAAGAATCAAAACCTCTTTACATGCATTTGAAGGGGGCTTTCTTAACAGCTTATGCTATTCAAGAAAGCGAAGATTACAAATATACTAATGATTCATTACTATATGTTAAGAATCATAAGAAAGATATTCTTGAGGAGAAATTAAACATGAATGATGAAGTCAAGAATGAAGATATATTGGCTACTGTTGAAGAACTTAGTCAAGACCTATCTCAAGCAACTTCTCCATCCTCGTCAGAGGATGATACAGATGCAGCGCAAAACAAAGAAGAAGCCGCACAAGAAGAAGTAGCAGCTAAAGATGAGTCTAGTGAATCAAAAGAAAATGATAAGTCAGATTTATTGGCTGTAGCTATAGCAGCATTAGATAACGCATTGAAAATCGCTCAAGAAAATAAAGACCAATCCTTGGTTGATATTTTTTCTGCAAAAATTAAAGATTTAGAAAATGTAAAAGCATCTACAGTTGATGCAGCTTCAAATAAGACTGAAGAGGCAACAAAAGAAGATGCTAAAGGATCTGAAGAAGTTTTAGATTCAAAAGAAGAACAGGTCGATACTGTTGATTCTTCTGAGGCTACTACTTCTAAAGAAAATGAGAAAACTGAAGAGTCAAAGACAGACCTCACTGGCACAGTAAAAGCCGATGAGCAAGCCTCTGAGCAAGATGTCGATGACAAAACAAAAAAGCTTCAGTCTCTCGAAGAAGAAAATCAGAAACTCAAGAATGCACTGCATAGAACTCTTGTTGAAAGAGTTGTAGACGCAAAAATTGCAAACGGACTAGAGTCATACGAAGCAAGAGAAGAATTAATAGCTGATCATTCAAACAGAACAGCCTCTTCTTTGGCTGATTCTTTAAGAGATTTGGCAAACATGCCTGTTGCAAAAACAAAGCGTGTTAATATGCCAGAAATCAATTCTGAAATTGCTGTTGAAAATGAACAAAATGTTATATTTTCAGATAAGCAAGAAGAAGAAATTGAAGAAGTAAAAGTCAACGCCGTTGAACAACTTTTCGTCGATGCCTTCATGGGTCGTCGTAAACTCTAATCACAACTTTAAGGAGATATTAAATGTCATTAGCTAAATTTCGTAAAGTTGGCACTAAAACAGGTGCCGGTCGTTTTGTAGTCTCTCCTGGTATTGCACCAGCAGCCTACTTACTTCCATCAGCAGGACTGCCAACATGGTATTTAGATTCAGAAGATGATCGTTTTGAAATTGTAATCACCAAAGGTACAATTCTTTCGGTCGTAGCAGACAGTAATGGTGATGCAAGAATAGTTCCCGCAAACGGAACTAGCTCAGCCGTTACTTGGGGCGATACAATGCCTTCAACTTGGGATCCGCTAAATGGTGCAACACCATCATATGGTGGCTCAGGTGCAACAGACACAGTTTCGGTTGCAGCTTACTCGGTACCAATCGGTTGTGCACAGTACGACCTCTATCGTCCATTCGATAAGGGTACTTCGCAAGGCGCAGGATTCATTACTCATGGATACGTTGAGTACCCAATGGTCAGCCTCGTCAATGACGATGTAACTATTGGTTCATTAATTAAGGCAGACCACATGGGCCGCCCAGTAGCAATTGCTTCAACAACAGCCGCTGCAGGTGCATACTCATGGACAGTGGTGGGTAAAGTAGTTGAGGTTGAGAAGTTTGCTACAAACTTTGATGACGGCCTCCTTTCCTACATGCAACTGCCGTCCGATCCAGGTGCCCTGAAGACCGTATACGAGCTTACACGCTCGGGTGCATACTCAGGTAAGTTGGGTATACGTTCTAATCTGGACGTTAATAATGTGATTGGTGCATTCCGCGTCAATCTAACACTTTAGAAAATAAACAGGAGGAATATTCCTAAGATGAGTAAGACAATCCAAGAGCTCCTCTCGGGTCTCCCAGCTTGGGAGAACGCTTTAACCGAGGACGGGCACATAGACGAAAATAATAGAGTAACTATTAAGGAAGCATTTGCATCACCAGATGCAGCAATACTTTTCCCAAAGGTTATTTCACGCACACTTAAAGAGGCAGCAGAGCCACAACTTCTTGTGACTCCACTTCTCTCAACAGTACGCCTAGGTAAAGGTCGTTCACTCGAGTTCCCAGCAGTCAATGCTATTCAAGCAGCAGAGATTCCTGAGGGCCAAGAGTACCCAGAGCAAGCGCTTGCCTTTGCAAAGCAGATTGAAGGCAAAGTATCCAAGAAGGGCGTAAAGCTCTCCTTTACAGAAGAAGTCATTTCAGACTCACTTTGGGATATCGTAGGTCTTCACGTCCGCGCTGCAGGTAGAGCAATGGCTCGTTTGAAGGAGCAAATTGCCCTTCAACGCTTCAAAGACGCTGCAACAATTG